GAACTGCTGTTGGCGATAATGGCTCAGTCAACATACAGTATGACAACCAAGAGCTGGACCTCGGATCTGGTGTGATCTCAGGTGGTGTGGTGCAGACAGTACATACGCAGGATGGGGAGCGAACAGGTGGCACAGCTACCATCCCGCTCGATGACACCATCCCACAAATCACTGAGGGAACCGAAGGTCTCACAGCCAGTATTACACCAAACAATGTAGCTAACAAGCTTCGCATTGATGTAGTAATGAATATCGGAGTATCAGCAACTAACGAGCAGATGCAAATAGCTTTATTCCAAGATAGCACAGCTGATGCTATTGCATCTTCTACGGGTAACTGGCAAGCAGTGAGTGGTGAGATGAATCAAATATCACTCACCCATTGGATGGATGCAGGCACTACCGCAAGCACTACCTTTAGCGTTCGCTTCGGCGGACACAGCTCAGGCACCTACGGTATGAATGGTCCCGGTGCTAGACTTCACGGTGGGGTTTGTATGTCCTCAATCACCATCACGGAATACAAGGCATGAGTCATGGATTCACAAGTAAAAGCTTAGCTGGCGCAGGTAACGGCATCACAGATGTCTTTATCAACGGGACTAAGCAGGCAAGCACATCAGGTACAGAGATCGACTTCACAATACCGAGTGGTGTGAAGAAACTGTCCATAACACTTGATGGAGTGAGTACTAACGGAACTTCAGGGTATGTGGTTCAGCTTGGGGACTCAGGTGGCATCGAGACTGCCTCATACATTAGTTACTACAACACCTTGTCTGCATCCTCTAATGCTTCCAGCAATGCAACCGCAGGTTTCAGACTTAATGCGGCAGCGGTAGCAGCTAATGCTTATTACGGAGTTGTGAACCTGACCTTACAAGACGCAGCAACAAACCTCTGGATATGTGACTCAAGCGTAGGGCGCAGTACGGAAGGCACGATGCAAAGGGGTAGTCGCGCCCTTGATAGTGAACTGACTACAGTACGGATTACTACTGCCGGTGGTGTTAACACCTTTGATGCTGGATCAATCAATATCCAGTACGACAATCCTGATCCAACAACGATTAGCACCACACGCAGCGGTCTTGTCGTGCAGACAGTGAACTCACAGGACGGTTCTCAGCAATCTGGCACTACAACAATGCCGATTGATAATTCCGTAATTCAGATCACCGAAGGGGATGAGTATTTGAGTGCGAGCATCACGCCGAAGAACGTAGCGAATAAGTTACGAATAGATGTGATCCTTTACTTATCCGCTGATAGTGCCAGCCAATGGGTTAGCACCGCAATCTTTCAGGACAGTACAGCAGATTGTATCAGTTCTGGTACCCACTTCAGCTTAACCTCAACGGGCATATATCCACACGTGATGACGTATTGGATGGATGCTGGTACTACCGATAGCACCACCTTCTCTGTGAGAGCAGGACGAAGCACATCAGGCACTCTCTATATGAACAGTGCGGGTGTCACTGCCGAGCACGGTGGGAAGATGCACTCAACAATCACAATCACGGAGTACGCAGCATGAAAAAGCAAACAGCGATGAATATTATTAAGTTCCTTGATCAAGTTGGAATCAAAGGCCACAGAGAACGCGAAGCAATGAACGAAGCGTGTGATGCATTGCTCGAGATCGTAAACGCTAAGGAAGAAGATGGCAAAGCTGACGCTTAACGATATTACGGGTGGCTATCAAACAGCCACTGCGTTCAATGCGAATAACGCTTTAATCGAAGCGGCACTCGAGAACACTCTCTCGAGAGATGGTACTGCGCCAAATAACATGCTGGCGGATCTCGATCTCAACAGCAACAACCTGAACAATGTAAACAACCTGAATATGTCAGGGGATATTGCTGGTGTTGACCTAATCACAGCAACATCCATAGTTGTGAACGCTTTAACCTTAAACGGTGAAGCCGTAACTACAACTACTACCTTAGCAGGTGGCTTGGCAGCTAGCGAGATCACGTATGACTCAGCAGCACTAAGTACAAAGCTGGATAATGAGTTTCTACAAACTACTGGCAACTGGGACATGGCTGGTACTCTGGATGTTACTGGTCTGCTGACTGCAGACGCAGGTGTAACAGCTGGTGGTGATGTCAACGTCACTGGTGACATCGTAGTATCAGGCACAGTAGATGGCATCGATATTGCAACTCTTGACGCAAGTGTAACTACTCTGGATACAGAGGCTATAAAGTACACAGACGAATTCACGGGACATGTGAGAGCTGGTAATATGCAATTTCGTAATGGTGATGGCAACCATTATCAGTTCTTTCCGTCATCTCAAGCAGCGGATAATTGGTTCTCAGTAGGACCAACTGGTAGTGGAGCAGATGCGACATGGGCTAATCTGGACTTAGCAGAGATGCCTGTTAACACTAAAGCTATTATGGTGCAAGTGGCGTGGTCAGCATTTGTGACTGCTGCTGATACCTTAGCTGATCTGGAATTGTATGCTACAGCGGGTCCGGAAAATAATGAGCAAAGTAGTAAGGGTGTCGATCGCAACCAAGTCTTTGATTGGCGTGGTGAAGCTGAGGTAGATACAAACATGATGGCTGGTGGTCAGAGCGGAGTGATATTTATCCCACTGGATGCAAACCGATGGTTCCGTTTAAGATGGGAAGAGACTAATCTCACCTCACCCTCAATGGTGTTCAGACTAATAGGATTCGTTACAGAATAATGGCTAAACTAACACTCAATGATATTGCAGCGGGCTACCAAAGTGCTACCGCGTATAACGCGAACAACGCACTCGTAGAAACCGCTTTCGAGAATACACTCAGTTTGGACGGAACCACTCCGAACCAAATGGGTGCTGATTTAGATCTAAATAGCAACAGTCTGATCAATGCTGATGACGTACTTGCTACGGGCCAGATCACAGCTGGAACCTTTATTCTGAATGGGACTGTGATTACACCCACGACGACCCTGTCTGGTGGGCTTGACGCTACTGAAGTAGCGTTCACCCCCGATGGTGGTTCGTTGACTACACTTCAAGATGCTCTTGATGATGACTACCTCAGGAATGATGAGAATGCTAACCTCACAGGCACGTTAACTGCCTCAGGTCTTGTAACTGCAAGCGCAGGATTGGATGTCGTTGGTAACATTACTGTATCTGGAACCGTGGATGGTTTGGATCTTAGTACAGTGACAACCAACCCTTCAGCTGTAGCCAATCACACACGTGCAGGTAACATCCAACGAGTGAATGGTGATCTGACGATTACCCCGTTTAGCGTAACTAACGCTATCACAGAGGACGCCTTTGAGACTTGTGGTCCGACTGGTAGTGGAGCAACAAACATTATAGCGGATATTGACGACGCAGTAGACGCAGGAGCTGCTCTGCTGTACTTCACAGCCCGCATGTCAGTAACAACTAATGCAGCTAACACAATAGCGTCTCTACTGCTGTATGCAGCCGAGGGTGATGTATCGTCTCCCACTCTGGACACTAACGATAACGTGATTGCTGGTATAGCACACGAAACTAGCACAGCAGGTGGTGATGTATCTTACCAGTACATCGATATCTGTGTACCAGTTAACAGCAGTGGAGTATTTAAGATGGCATGGGGAGAAGCAAACAACGCAGCATTTTCAGCGATCATTGAACTCAACTACCGCGGGTTTGCTACTGACTAATGGCTACTCGTCAGGAGATCAAGGAGTTAGCGGAAGCTGACCTTAAGAAGTTCGCACGCTTGGTTAACCCCGCACGTGTATACGGAAGCATCCATGATGATGTAATGGACTGGTGGCAGGACGAGAACGCTAACGATGACCAGCTGTTGCTGTTGCCTCGAGCGCACATGAAGTCTCACCTCGCCGCGGTATATGCCGCTTGGTTAGTGGTGAAGTTTCCTTACATCACGATCTTGTACATATCAGCTACGGCTGACCTTGCTGAGAAGCAATTGTACGCGATCAAGAACATACTGGACAGTAACATCGTACGTCGTTACTGGCCTGACTTGATTAAACCGGAGGAAGGTAAACGTGAGAAGTGGTCCGCTATGGAGATTGCAGTTGATCATCCTGTCCGAAAGGCTGAAGGAGTACGAGACCCAACAATTAAAGCTGCTGGACTTACTACGAATATTACTGGCTTTCACAGTGATCATAACTTCCTTGACGATTGCGTGGTGCCGCTTAACGCTTACACCGAAGAAGGTCGGACGAAAGTTACTAACATGTACTCCCAGTTGGCTTCGATCAAGAATACTGGCGCCAAGACCACTGTTGTCGGCACGCGCTACCATCCGAAAGATCTTTACAACACCCTTCTGACAATTGATCTGGAGATCTTTGACAATGGCGAGCTGATTGAGAAGCGTCCATTGTATGAAGTTATGCAGGAAGTAGTCGAGACTGATGGGGAGTTCATCTGGCCTAAGACGATGCGTAACGATGGTCGATTCTTTGGCTTCGATGAAAACGAATTAGCGAAAAAGAGAGCAGAGTATGTTGACAAAGCACAGTTCTATGCGCAGTACTACAACAATCCCAATGATCCGACTAGCTCTCGAATTGGCGAAGATAAGTTCCAGTACTACAACCCGGCACACATACAGCAACGGGAAGGCTTATGGTACTATGGTGAACACAGGCTCAATGTATTTGCCGCGATTGACTTCGCGTTTAGTCTCAACAAGAAAGCTGATTATACCGCGGTCGTTGTTGTTGGAGTCGATTCGGAACACAATTATTATGTACTTGCAATCACTCGATTCAAGACTAAAAGCATAGGCACTTATTTCGACGAGATAATGAAGATGCACAACTACTGGGGGTTTCGGAAGCTACGTGCTGAAGTAACCGTTGCACAGGAAGTAATTGTTGAGGATCTTAAACGGAACTACATCCGTCCCAATGGCATTGCGATGTCTGTGGACTCTTATCGTCCTTCTCGAAACGAAGGAAACAAAGAAGAAAGGATGATGGCTACGCTCGGCCCTAAGTATGACAACCGTCAGGTATGGCATTACAAGGGAGGCAACTGCCAGCTTCTCGAAGAAGAACTTAAACTCAAGCATCCTCCGCATGATGACATCGAGGACGCACTCACAGCAGCAATCGACGTTGCAGTAGCTCCGTCACGCAGACTAGGTACTAGCTATGGTAAACAAAGAAATAACGTCGTGTATCATCAACGCTTTGGAGGCGTAGCTCACTAATGGTCGGAGTAACACTTGAACTTAGAGACATCACGAATCCGGACTTTCTTGCGGAAGATATTTCGTATAAGTACAGTTCGTGGGGTACTCACCGTCTGTCTAAAGAACAGGAGTGGATGGAGCTGCGTAACTTCCTGTTTGCTACAGATACGAAGACTACTTCAGCCTCGGGCCTCCCGTGGAAGAACACCACACACTTACCCAAGCTCGCACAAATCAGGGACAACTTGCACGCGAACTACATGCAAGCTTTGTTTCCCAACCAAGACTGGCTCGTCTGGCAAGGTGGAGACGCGGAAGCAGTAACCAAAGAGAAAGCTGCTACCATTCAGACATACATGCGCAACAAGGTCGAGATAGGTGGTTTTCAGAAGACTGTCTCTCGCTTGCTGTACGACTACAT